GCCATAGTCAGCTTTTGCTCTTGGGTCAAGATTTGCATATTGAATCGCTTGAGCCTCTTGCAGTTGACGTTGAGACTGTTGATACTGCTCTGGAGTAGTAAATAAACCGAGAAATGCTGAGTCTGCCATGATTATTCCTTAGTAGTATTCGCCCATGATACGTTCCATTTCTGATGGACTTGCGCCACTATAAAATGGATTTGCAGATGCAGGAAGTGCGCCTTCAATATTTCTGTTCATTGTGTAATTCTCAAATCCAGATTGCAGTCTTGGGTCTTTAGATGCAGCTTGCAACAAACCACCTAAAGGACTACTTCCTTGACCACCTTGTTGAGTTCGTGCCGCATTGATACCACCACCATATAAGAATTGACCAACATTAGCACCAGCAGTGGAGGCTCTATTTCCCAACTCTGAGCCTAATCTCAATGATTCTTGTCCAAGCCCCTCAATTGCTTGACCAGAACCCAAATAACTTGTAAATGGACTCAATGCGCCAACTTGACCAGTTTGATACTGATTCAACATATTTGCACCAGTACCAAACAAGCCAGCACCAAACGCAACATTGCGTTGTCCAGCTTCCTGTGCTTGTGTCGCCAACTGAGCATCCTGTTGAGCCATAGCGTTGTAATAGGCTTCTAATTCAGGTGTAGTAGCACCTAATCCTGCCGCACCACTTGGGCGCATACCTGTAGCACCTACAGACAATCCACCACGACCTTGTTGGAACAACTGGTTCTGCAACTGAGCCATCTGACGTTCACGGCTAGGCGCAAGCAAATCCTGTTGTCTACTCATGTATTGAGCCGCAACATCTTGAGGACTCTGTGCAAGGTACTGCTGACCCAAGCCAAACAATCCACCAGCCGCCTGAGACAAAGGTTGATATTGTTGTTGCGCTCCTTCAGCTTGCGTTAAAGCACGACCTGTAAGAGCCGACAAACGATCTTGATAGGCTTTTAACTCAGGACTGACGTTATAGCCAGCACCAGTTAAGTAACCTTCAGGAGACATTTGAAAGTTAGAACTACCAAAGCGTGTAGTGACTCCAACAGGGCGAAACTTAGCCGCTTCAGCCGCTAATCTAGCAGCCTCAAGTTGAGCCGCAGCAGATGTGTTTGCCGCTGACTCTGTAGCAGACGCTTGCTCTTGCGCCCCAATAAAACTAAGTACTGCACCAATAGGCATATCAATCTCCCTTAATTAAAATTTCATCCACTTTAGACGGGTCTTTCTCGTCTGTGGCATGAATACAAAACCAAACACAATCAGTAATTGCCTTAACGCCGTGAATCAATCCAGCCTTAATCTCTAAACAAGCAGGAGCAGTCACAATATCAATCTCATCACCACGCAACACAGCAACCTTACCTTCAGCCAAAATAGACAAATGACTAAAGTTATGGGTGTGCTTTAAGATGGCTACACCAGCAGGAAACCTAGCTTCCTTTGCATACAGTCCATCAGAAAAGTGGTGTGTAATCATAGATTTACCAAGGCAATGGCGTGTTCTGAGGCGTAACAGGCGGCGTAATCATGGAGTTGAGTTGACCTTGTACGCATTCTTGGGCATTCAGCATATCTTGAGGAGAAATCCAGCCAACAACGATTTCAGGGGTTAGCTGGTCGTATGGTGTGACAGCCCCAACTTGCTCAGATGAGTCAAAGTGAGTTATTCCCCGCACAGATGATGTGAAGCCGCTATCAACACCAACGAGTTCCCATAACATACTGACAACATAATTTGGATCAGGTTGCTGTATGGTGTTCATCACAAGGATTGTGGTTGTAAAGGTTGTCATGTCTTGCTTTCTTGATTGGCTTTGTAAGCGTCTAACTCGGCTTTAAGTTCTTGAATGGCTTTTACTAAATAAGGTACAAGATTTTGATTTAAAGATAACATTCCATTTGAATCTTCAGTTATTTGTTTTGGTAAAACTTCTTTGTATTCTTGAGCAATAAAACCAATATCATGTTTGTCATCTTTAATGTAATCAAACTCTACTGGCCTTAAAGATGAAATTACAGATAATCCTGATTCTAAAGATACAACATTCTTTTTAATTCTTACATCAGAAGTTACTGACCATGTACTAGAATTTGCACCATTATAAGCACCAGATGTACCACCAATAAATGCGGTATTAGAACCTTTACCAGTAATGCTTGCACCAACAACAACTTCATTTGTAACTGCTACTCCTGATTGAGTTGCAACATAGCCAATATATGTATTACTAGAGCCAGTCGTTATTCCATACCCAGACTGAAAGCCCACAGCAGTGTTAGAGTTACCTGTTGAATTTGTTCTCAACGCCTCATAACCAACGGCTACGTTTTCTTTTGCACTCAGGTTTAGTTTTGAAGCATTGTAGCCAATAGCAACGCAGCCATCGCCTGTAGTGTTGGTAAACATGGCATCAACGCCAACGGCAATATTGTTGAAACCCGATGTATTGCTGTAAAGCGAACTGCCGCCGATGGCAATATTAGATGTGCCTGAGTTGCTTGTGTACAGCGATGCAAATCCGATGCCGATGTTTCCTGTACTAGTCGTGTTAGTAAACAGCGAATCACGGCCTACGGACAAATTGTGTGCGCCAGAAATATTGTTGGCCAAAGCAACTGTTCCGAGGGCTACGTTACTTTCGCCTGTGTCGTTGTCAAACAGCGCAGAACGCCCAATGGCAATATTGGAGTTTCCGCTTGAGTTTGTTTCTAATGCACTTACGCCAACGGCTACATTGTTCACGCCAATGTTGTTTGTAATCAATGCCCGTGAGCCAACGGCTGTATTTCTAAGCCCACTTGTGTTTGCAGCTAAAGCAGATGCGCCAACAGCGGTGCAGTCTGCTCCCGATGTGACTGCGCCTAGTGTGCTAGTGCCCAATGCAGTGTTGGTGGCTGTGGATGTCAAACCACGACCAATTTTCACCCCGTTGACTGTAATGTCCGATGCAGAGAAATCGTCAACCTTGGTTGCAACAGCAGTTGCAATATTGTTGAACTCAGTATCAATCTCAGTACCTTTGACAATCTTTAAAGCATTGCCAGAAGATAAACCATCTTTAGTGGCAAAGTTAGTTGATTTTGTGTAATTAGACATTGTTATTCCTTTAACTTATTTTGCCATTTTTGGCTTGAATTTCAATCTTTTGGATAGACAACGCAGAGCCATTTATATCTGTTTCATATCCAGTTTGCACAACCTTACCTGAACCTGACGCAGAAACAGATAATGTTTGTAGAGCAACGCCATCAGAGTATTGTGCAACTACAGTGGCATTAGCACCATACTCAGCAATGTTGTAGTAAGCCTCGCCTTGCGATGGAATAATAGCGTTGACAGATACATAGTTCGTTTTAAAGTCAAAACCCCATTTAAAGGTAACAGTCTGATTTGTGCCACCAATAATTACAATTGACAATTTCTTTAAAATAGAAGTCTGATTTTGATTACCAAGGTCTGCATGGTTCGTGTAATACAACAGACGATATGAAGATTGGTAATCCTGATAAGTGTCATATAAACCAATGTAACCATTCTTGCCAATGTACAAAGTACCATCTCTACGAGACAAGAAAGCAGTTGGTGTTATAGAGTCCCAAGTTGTTACTCTTGCCGCACCATCAGGCAAATAAACCTTGGTATCAAAACAAAATAAACTACCCGCAGATGGTGTAGTCAACAAATAAAACGCTTCACGCTCTGAATAAATAGACTTAATATTTGTTAATGTCTCACCCGCAATGATTGACATCAAGTCATTACGAATGTTCTTAGACAAGTCTCTTTCAGGCGCAGACTTCTCTTGAATTGTTCTCATCAAAGAACGAACACCAGAGTTAGACAAGAAAAGCACATCAGTGCTAGTAGTCTGAATACTATCTCTTGCAATGCAACCTATACCTTCAACAGTGTCATGCAATGACATTGATGATGGTGTGGTAGCGCCTGAATAGATAAGAATTTGATGCTTGCCAAAAATGAATAGAAAGCCATTGTGTGCAGCAAGACCTGTAATTTGGTCAGACCCATTCACCCATACACGATTTACATTTAAAGAACCTGATGTGCCTGTTGACCAAACATGACCAGCAATTAAGTCTGAGAAGAAGACTGTAGCGTTATCTGTTGTTGTATCTGCCACCCATAAACGACCAAAAGCAGAGATCGCAATGTTGCCATCAGGAACAGTAGCAACATAACCCGTCTTCTCTGATACTCTACGATATGTTGTAGTGCTTACAGCAGGGTCATAGATAAGAGGATTATGACCAGTTTGAAAGAAGTAAGTAATGCCATTTAAGGATGCACACTGCCAATTACTGTTAGTAATGGTTGGAGCAGTACCGCCGCCACCATAAGTTAACTCAGTAACAACATTGCTTGCGCCAAGTTTAAACAACTTGTTGTTTCCTGCAAACAATACAGTCAAAGTTCCATTAGTTTGAACTAACTCATGGATGACCTTAACGTCATTAGCACCTAGATTGCCGCTTGAAGAATTAACTCTTGAGAAACCTTTTCGTGCGCCCATACGACCATATTGGTCAATGATGCAATTTGTCGCAACCAAAGCAAAACCAGCCGCAAGATCAAGAGGTGAATCTTGCGTATTCAACCCATAAAGTGCAGGGGCTGAGATGCTATAGGTTTGTATTTGTTGACTCATACAGCAACAAACTCCTGATTCTCAGGATAACGAGTGCCTTCTAAAGCAATGTAATCAGACAACATGGATTTGTACAACTGGTATGCCTCAGATGATGACAAACCACCATCTTCACCACGTTCTACCAAAGCACGAGAATAGGCATTCTGAACCACTAAAACATCAGGAACAAGCACAACAGTTGCATCTGATGCTAGGGTAGCCTGTGGAACTGTCAAGGCAAACTTGATTGTGTAAACACCATCAGGTATTGGGTAGAGATTTACCTTAGTGTTATAGCTACCATCAACGCCATCAAAGGCAAATTCTGTAGGTATTTGATTCGCAAGTGGTGTAAAGTTTAATTTGCGGTTCATGTCTACAAAACTGATGTTTGTAAGTCCAACATTGCTTGTAGTATTGATTACATCCATTACTTGAAACTTCTGACCAGCACCTGTCAAAGAATAAGATGCTGTAGATGCTGCTGTGGTAACAGTAATGGTAGTGCCTAGAACATTCCAAGCAAAAGCATCTTCAATCTGACGCTTGGCATCATTGACAAACTTGCCAATTAGCGTTGAATAAGATGTTTCGGAAACAGTAGAAACTGCTGTCTCACGCAACCTTACGAGTACATCGTTTACAAGTTCAAGGTAGGTCATGTTCTTGTCAACCCTTCTTCTTCAAATGTGGCTATAAAACTAAAAGTGCTTGCAGATTGTGTAGTTATTTTTATTTTGTCGCCTTCTTCTAAAACAATGTAGGCATTCCCATCAAACTGTAAATATTGTTTTGATGTAAAGTCATAGGAGGTCAATATATCAAGAGTGGTATTAGCACTTGCGTCAAACCATTGAACAGTTATATGCTTGGTAGAGCCGCCTGTATTGTGTATATACATTACAGTAAATTTAGAGTAATAGCCAGTCGGACAGGTATAGACTGTAGTGTCTACTGCTGCTGTAGGACTAACTCCAACTGATAATGCTCTCATTTAGCTTTTGCCTTATTCCTTGCGGAGATAGCTTTAGCTTTTGCCTTTGCGTCAGCCTTTGAGGTTGCACCCCATGCCTTGAGCGAAAGAAGCAGTCTTGTTGGTTCACCTTTCTTGTCGTACTCTGCACCGCTGTTACCAGCCATACGAGCCAAGAAACTTGCTCTTCTGGGGTTGTCCCCTGAAGAAACTGGCGGCTTCAAATTACCACCAGTTTCCGCATTATAAGATGATCTCCCTCTGGCATTCAAGCCGCCTTTTGGATTTTGACCAGCTTTTGTTTGCCAAGTGGGTGTTTTCATCTACTTACCTTTTTTGGGCTTCTTTGCAGTCTTTGCCGCTTGTTTGAAGTCTGCCGCTGTAGGTGCATTCTTAGAACCCACCTTGTTCATCTTCTCGCCAGACCCTGCCTTGATACGAGCCTGTTTTGCATTAATTGCAGAATACAACCCTAATTTTGTCATTTATATGCTCCAACAGCAATTTCTAATTTTTCATCACCTAAAAAAGCAGCAACATCTCTGCACAAGTCATAAAAATCATTGAATTCAAAATCAGATTTCATTCGATTAATTGCTTGACACACTAGAATTGTGTTTGCAGGAATATAGCCTTGACCACTATCAATTC